CTTGCCCATCTTCTTTTCGAGTCTACCGCCTGATTACGACGTGACGCCAATAATACTCACGAAGAAATCCCTTGCGAGACTTTCTTGGCTTCGATCGCCAGCCATCAGGTTGTCGTGACTCGTCGATCGCTTCGCAAATGATTGCCTTGACTTGATTGCGCTCGAGAGTTTGCCTGGCAAAGTCTGCAATCTGCTCTGGCGTGTACCCAGACTTTCGGTGTCCGTACTTGTGCCAGCCATGCGGTTGACCGCCCGTGTTCTCAACGTGACAGATCGGGCAGAGTTTCATTGATCCCACCTCGATTTCCAGTCGTAGATTCCGTTCCGCTTCGGCGGGTCACGGTATTTGTGTTCCTCAGCCTCCTCAGCCGCCTTCTGAAACGTGTCGAAGACCCCGAGTTGCTTCGGGATCACCCGCCCGTCTTCACCGCGACGCCACAGGATGAACTCCTGCTTACCGTTCATCGTCTGCCCACGGATGCTGAACCGTCGGCACGCCGATGTCTTACCCCAGAAGTCGCAGTCCTCCCAAGTCAACGGCCCCATGAGGTTTAACTTACCTTGGCTCATCAGCCCACCCCGGTCGCTTGCCGACCTCGCCCTGCCCATCTTGGTAGTGCAACATCTTTGCCCCGAAGTGCGATTGGAAGGTCTTGAACAGCGAAAGCATCTCCTCGCCGCCCACCTCCACCATTCGCTTGGCGAGTGGCGTGTCAGCAATGGGTTGTTGCATCTTAACAACACCAACTGCACCAGACTTGTACTGGGTCGCTACCCTTTTACTTCTCACATTCCCTCCCATGATCCGGTCAAATCCATGGTCAAAAGTCAAAACCCTATATAGGGTTTTTTGACCTTTTTGACCGCATGGACGGTCAACTCGCGGTCAAAATTTGACCTTTTTGACCTTTTGACCGCCTACCCAAGACCCTCATCTGAGAGCCTAAACCCACCGATCGTGCTGGTCAGAAACGGACTCATCGCCATGGCTTCGACCGCCTTGTGGACAGATTGCTTGCTCTGACCGCACTCCTTTCCGACCTGGCGCAAGTCGCCCAGCGTCCAGATGAGTTGCTTGTCAGCCCCCCTCTGTCGCGCCCTGAGCGCGTCCAGAATCATCTTCTGCACTTTACCTTGGGGCGCCGCCTTCTTCGTCGCCACGACCGCATCCGTGGGCCGCATGACGAGCGACTTGACCGCCTCGCCGTACCGATCTACGCGCCCGAGGTCAACCTCCACCGCCTCATACCCAAGCGGCGCCATAGACGCCGTGTCCTTGAACCGCTCGCGGGTCACGTTGACCGCCATGCCCTGCACGTCGGGCCGCTCGACGATGTACTCCGCGTCAGGGTTCGCCATGAGCGCACTCGCGCCGCGCGGTCGCTTGCTGTCGCCATGGCCCGAGTGAGCCACCAGCAACACGGTCGAGGTGTACCGCTCGCGCAGCCCGATGGTCAGCTTGGAGAGATACTCCGCGACCTCTTGGTTGGAGTTCTCATCCAGCCCCGCCGAGAACTTGCTGAACGTGTCCACGATGATGAGCGCAGGGCGTATGCCGGCCTCGTCGACCGACTGCTGGAGCATGAACATCTGCTCCTCGGCGTTCAGGTTCGCCACCGACTCGAGCGCCATGAGCCGCAGCTCCTCAAGGTCGCGCCCCTTGCCATGCTCCTGCATCCATGCTTCAGCTCTGCGCCCCAGACCGGCACCCTCGCCGGAGAGGATCACGACCGGGTTCTCTGCTGCCGCGACTCTCATGGCCCAGTCTAAGGCGATAAACGACTTGAAACTGGCCCTCGGCCCCGCCAGCACCGCGAGCACATTGGCCTCGATCACGTTATGGATTAGCCACGTCGCCTCGCGCCGCTCGGTCACGATCTCGCCGATGGTGCGCAGGATGAGGCGCCGCGGCGGCAACGTGTTCTGCTCTGCGCCACGGGTCTCGGGTACTTCTGGCTCTCGCACCAACTCCATACCCATCGCCTCTGGCACGTTCTCGTAACTACGGAATTCCTCTGGCTCCTCGCGCCTCGGTGGCCCTAGCCGCACCGCCTCGGGCACGTTAACGTAGCCGCCCGCCTTGGCCGCGCTGAATAGGCTGCCGAGCGTGACGCCACCGCGATCGAGGTGGAATGATTGCCATCGGTACTCGATGTCTGCGCGACCGGCGTAGGCTGCCGGAAGCACCCCGGTGATGCCGCCGCTTGACCACGAGTCCCACAGTTCTAGCCCGTCATCGGCACCGCCAGAGGCGTAGTGCAGCGCCATGCCTACCATGAGCCACGGGTCATAGTCCTCTGGACTAATGTAGGCAAGCGCCTCGGTGATACGCGGCAGGTCGCGCTGGAAGTCCTGACTGGTGCCTGGTCGTGGCGGCAGCTTGGCCGCGACCTCAGCGGGTAACTCCAAGTCCATGCGCCGCTCGTCGATGAGTCCCGCCGGTAACGGCTGGATGTCGCCGAGTGGGCCGCCCTGCCCAAAGTGCAGCGTCCACCAGATGACGTACCCACCTTCAGCGCGGATGTCTAGCCCGGTGCGCTTGACCTTGCCAAGCACGACGCTGGCGCCGCCCCTGATCTTGACCCCCTGCGGAGCCTTGAAAAGATAGTGACGCCCGCCGCTACCGCCGCCGGTCTGGTGGACTCTGGTCTGGGTTAGCTCCCCTTGATGCTCGACCAGCCAGTCCGTAGTTTGGTCAGTAGCCGCTCGATGATCGAAGTCGATGACGACGAGTCCGGTGAGGCTTCCGGTCGGGACGCCCACGAGTGCGGCTGGGTTGGCGGCCCACCATCGTCTGATCTGGGCTTCGTCTTGGGTCGCGTCTTTGAAGCCGTTTTTGGTGAGTGGGCTTTTGGCCTTGAGTGTGCGGCCTTCTTGATCTTTTTCATCGTTCCTCCGACATGGGAAAACTGGGTACTTCTTCGCCAGATCGAGAACCTTCTCAACTGGCACGATCGCGGTCAGGTCTGGTTTCATGGATAGATATCCGGTCTGAGAGCCTTCCTAGATACCCCAGTCGCGGCCTCTACTTCAAGAACGCGCAAGGGTGGCACACGGCCAGCGAGCATCCACTGGTGGACGGCCTGGGGCTTGATCCTGAGTCGACGGGCCAGCGCCGTCTGCCCCCCTGCTTGGGCGACGGCATGGAGTAGGGCCGCAGTTTGCGGCAAAACTTTTGCGTTGGGCATAGCCCCGTGAGCGTATCAAGCGTGTCTTTATTCCGCAACAGACGTTGCTAAATTTATTTTTCAAGAATTGCTTGACACGGTGTTCGATCTATGGAGAATGGCACCCATGGACAGCGCAGTGCTGCTCCAGAAGTGATAGAAGGAGAAGTCAAATGTTGAAAAGTATCGAAATCAGAAACCTCAAGCACGTCGCGTCCATGTCTCACGAAACGTATTGCTTTACGGGTACGTTATTTGTAGACGGCAAAAAGCGTGGAGAGGTTAGCAACCAAGGTTATGGTGGATGCAATCTGTTTTCAGATCACGATGCTGAAGCAGAGATCAACGAATATGCAAAGTCTCTTCCTCCCGTTAAGACTTCCTTTGGCGAATTTGAGCAAGATGCTGAATCAATCGTTACGGATATTGTGCATTGGCAAATCATTCGCAAAGACTTTCAACGTAACCTAAAGAAAAAGGTTATGTACATTGAAAACGGCAAGTTGATGCAAACCAACAATGCCCGTAGTGCTGATATGCTTTCGCGTTGGATTGAAGAGATTAAGAATGAGAAGACGCAAGTTGAGCGTAAAATTCTCAATCTTTTATCTGTTGATGATGCGGTCGCTGCTTACCGTTCAACCAAAGTTGTTGCATGAGGTAAGCATGGACATCATCGTTGGCGCAGCCACCGCAGAAGAGTGGCTATTTCTCGCTCAAGTTTTTGGCGTCATCGCCGTGGCGGGAATCATCGGCGCGATCCTGCGACCGGAGGAGTGGTGAAATACTTGTCCGTCTGCTCTGGCATTGAAGCCGCGACCGTAGCGTGGCACCACATGGGATGGCAGCCCGTTGCCTTTAGCGACATTGAGCCGTTCCCGTCTGCCGTGTTGGCGCATCACTATCCTCATGTCCCTAACCTTGGCGACATGACCAAATTTGAGGAGTGGAATCTTGAACCAGTTGACCTTCTTGTCGGAGGAACCCCCTGTCAATCCTTCAGCGTCGCGGGGCTCCGTCAGGGACTTGCCGACCCCAGAGGCAACCTCATGCTTACGTTTCTTGCAATCGCTCAACGTCAGCGGCCTCGATGGATTGTCTGGGAAAACGTACCCGGTGTCTTGTCATCAAACGGAGGACGGGATTTTGGCACCTTCCTCAGGGCGCTGGGCGAGTTGGGGTATGGGTTCGCTTACAGAGTTCTCGACGCTCAATGGTTCGGAGTGGCCCAGCGACGCCGCCGTGTGTTCGTTGTCGGATGTCTTGGAGACTGGCAACGTGCCGCCCAGGTTCTTTTTGAGCGCGAAAGCGTGCGCCGGGATTCTGCGCCGAGCAGAGAAAAGGGGCAAGCAACTACCGGAGGCACTGCGCG